GTTTGAATAACACCTTGAAGTTGCTGTCTTGTCAATGCATCGTTAGGTTCAAATACAAACGGTCTTGCTGCTAAAGTTAATTGTCTACGTACATAAGCAATTAGTCGTGCAACGTTAGTTCTATCTAGTGCGCTAGCACTATTGAAACTTGTCTTATTACCATAATTCAACAAACCAATACCAGTAAAGAATACTAATGGATTAATAAAGTTAATGTACAACACATCACGAATACCAATGCGTGTCTTAATCGTTATAAATTCACCAGTTGTACTGTCAACATATCCAATATTTGTAGCATTGTCAATATTACCTCTACGTGTACCTGCTGCTGCTAACCAAGGATAAGCGACTGTATCATTTCTGATAAATGTACGCAACATCATATGACTTGGGGGAACTGCAACTAAGTTACCACTTAAGTCGCTTGTAATACCGCTAGGATAGAACAAACCTAAGTATGTATTGCGAGTTACACAACCTTCTTCACCGGTGCTTGTAGCACCTGCGGCGTTAGTTGCCCATGCTTGAATTGCTGTAGCATCTGCTGGCAATCGCATTGGGGTGTCACCTAAGATATAACCTGTATCTCCTCGATCAGCATTTAACACAACCATGTTAGGTTGTAGTTCCGGATAACCAGGAGTGGCCATCAAGTTAAAGAAATTATCTTCATCACGAATGTCATAGTTAGTATCCATTGTTGAACGTAGTGCTTTTACAACCATGTTACGTTGTGCTTTACGACCCATATACGGAGCACCATTTGATTGTAATCCACTTACACTTAGCCATGTAGCTGTTTCTGTTGGCAAACTTTCATCAGGGAAACTAATACCGTTGAAGTAATTTGTTTGATATGATTTAACATTGTAACCTGAACGGCGTGTGTTAAACAATAACATACCTGTTGGATATAATGCTGGATTAGGAGCATCTAAGTCTAAGTAATCACTAGACAATAAGCTAACGATACTTGGGATAGGATCATCAACTACATTGGTGTTGTCATTAGTTGCCCAACGTGCATCAGCAAATAATACACCCTTGCTGCTTGTTTGATCGGCATTATCTAACAATACCCACATATCTGTCATACTAACAGTATCATATTCCCAACGACTGATTACTGGATACATTTCTAAATCACTTGTATCAATCCACAAATCACCGTATACTAACGCCGTATCATCACTTTGAGTAGTTGGTGCAGTTGCTGAAATAATAGGGCCTGCTGGATCAGTTGCGTTACTGCCGGTTGGGGTTGGGAAACCGGTATTATCGTAATTTATATTACTATAACCATTCCATTGTCCACCAGATTGAACCATAATATCAACTTGGTCTACGACACTCCAGAACCAATTTGTACCATTAGCTGGAGCAGCTACCGGAGCACCTTCATTAGCAGTAAACTGTAATGGACTCCAGTTACTAATGTTAGTAGAGTAGCGTGTTAGTGCTACGCCAGAAATTACAGTAACTGCGGTAACCACACCTGAACTCACTGCAACAACACTTAATACTAGATCATTGGTTGTTGAAGTTCCACCCAATAATGTTCCGCTTACAGTTATTTCATCACCTACTGCATAACCGGTGCCACCATCAGTTACGCCGGTACCTGATAAGGTATAAAGACGATTACTTTGAACAATTATATTTGCAGTAAATCCTGTTCCACCTCCACCGGTGGTAGTAGCTATGTCAGAAAAATTTGTAACTGCACTTGATAATGCTCCGCCAGCGTTAACAAACGTAGTAACTCCACCAACAAATCCAGCTTGTGATAGTATGTTAGCAGAAAACCCTTGATTAGCTCCGGCTGTTACTATATAATCATTCATTACAATGTCACCACCTTGGGTATGCACTAATTGAACTGCATCGTCAGTAGTTACCAATGCAGTTGTATAAGGGATATCCGCGGCTAACCAAGCCGTTACAAATTGTAACGGGGTACAATCATCGGGAATAGTAACAAGATATGCACTTGACAAAGTAGCACTGTTTGGTATACTAGATTGAACGTTGATAGTTGCCGTTGCCAAACTATATGGTAAAGATATTGTGAAATCTGTTTCAGTGCCGGTTGCCACTGTTTGACCAATTGCCGCTCTTTCCCATAAATATATAGGATTTGTTCTATTAACAAAAGGATAGTTACTATTGTATTGTGCATAGACCGTACCTACTGGAATAGCTTGGCCGCCAGTTGAATCAATAGTCGCTTCTGCATCCCAGCCACTAGTAGCCAATGTTACAGTTTTTGCAACAAAAGAACCAGTAACTGAATTAAATTCAGAAACTACCGGGGTTAACCCAAGGCCTGCATTGCTAGTCTTAATCCACACTGAGCCGGTTGGATGAGGATATGTTTGACTACTTGACCATAACGGCATTTCTGCTGAAGTACCATAAACAACTTGAGGTTGATAGTAATTTGCTGCTGTTATCCCTAGATCAGCTAACACTGTACCAGTACCAGTGATTGCTAGATATTGATTACCAGTAATTGAAGGTTGACTAGACAATAAAGCTAATTTACCTGATACATTTTGTGCAGCAAGAAAAAGATATCCCAATGCATTGATAGCAGTTGTAAGGCCTGCAACAGTATTATTAGGGCTTACCGGAACTGTAACTGTGGTGGACCACGAACCATTTAAATTAATAGTTAAATTGTCACCGGCAGTTAATGTAGGGTTAGAATTTGTTCCTTGAACTGTTGCCCATTGCTTTTGCCAAAACTGGCTTCCCAACACGGTCCAAGTATTACTAGTAGTTTTGTAAAAATATTGTTGATATGATTGATCGGCTTGAACAGTAGCATTAACTGCATAATCACCAATATTACCAAAACTGTCAATAGGTACACCACTAGACAAATATGCTGAATCTGTTATAACGAGCGGAGTGATTGCTGAAAATTGTCCGGTTGTTGCATTGAACTGAAAGATACCCCATGTAGTAGTAGTAGTATCTAACCAATATGCACCATTTGCCGGTGCACCTGAAGGACGACCCACTGAGCCTACTAGTGATGCTAGATCAATGTCAGCACGTAATGTATATACCCGATTGGTTGTACCTAATGCTGAATATGCAGCTAATAGCCCGTATTCGTTTAATTCGTATCCTTGGATTGGTGTTCCTGCTGTTGTTGTGTAGAAGAACGGTACACCATAAAAATCAACTAAATCTTTTTGACTTGTGATTTGATATAATTTACCTGCATTTGCCGCAGTAGTACCGGCTGCTACACCGGTTCCAGACGGATTTGCTTTATTCTGTGCGGTTGCGAAAACTACAAGCGGTACAGATGCGCCTGGAGCTGGTAAATATTGACTTTGGTCAATGATTGTGACTTCTACGCCTGGTGATGTTAATGCCATTTTATTTTTCCTTTAGTAAAATTTTGAGGTTTACAACCTAATTGCATACTATTATTTATGAATAAATTAAAAAAAGACGGTTTAACTGTACCTTTGAAGGTCAGAAACAACTAAATATAGTATGTTAAATCAACGTCCAATATGTAAAACATGTAACAAGAATCACTCAGCAATAAACTATAAACGTGATGGCGTCACCCATTACAGAAGCATATGTGACGAATGTGGTAGGAAGAAGCATAAGCAAAAACCACACAAAGCCAATTGGACTAAGAGTGGTTATAAGAAAAAAGCCACATGTGATTTATGTGGCTTTAAGAGTTTATTTAGTACACAAATAACAGTGTTTCATGTTGACGGGAACTTAGAACATATAGAACATACTAATTTACGTAGTATATGTTTAAACTGCGTAGAAGTGGTAAAAAAGAAAGAGGTTACATGGCAGCGCGGAGACCTTCAGATTGCCTATTGAGTATCTCGTACATTTTATTATGTAACTCATCAATTGTACCGTTGTTTTCAATAATATAATTGTACTTTAATCCTATACTACTATATTCACTAGCATGAATTTTCATATTATCTAATTTCATCTTGCTTAATGCCCAAGATGAATTCCCATTTGGACCTCTATTATATGATATCGCAGAATCATACCATTCGGGATTAAGGCCGCGCTGCACTCTAATTGCTACCCCTCCTGCATTTTTGATAGCAGCAACTTCATTAGAAAACCTGCAATCTGTAATTACAATATCTTCTTTGGAATTCAATAGCCTATGTTCCACACTTGCTACCCAAATATCATTATGAAAGTGGTTGCGACATACATCTGTGCCCCAGTACTGTAGAATCCATCTTGGAGTAATATCCATTTTTAAACGATTACTCCACCACTCGTCTTTTTGTTCACGCCATACTCTACTGGCTTTTGTTGTACCTTCTAGTGATTCTCGATCCCAATCAAAGACCGCTGCTACTGAATCTTTGAGACTAGCAGCAAAACTAATTCGTTTGAACCCATGATGTGTGGTAAGATAGTCAGCAATTGTGTCTTTACCTGATCCGATTAGCCCCGTGATGCCCAAAATCATATTTGAAATGCTCCTAAGTACTTATTATATTACAGAAACAAGACAATATAAAGCATTTAGGTTAAACTTGTAATCCAAGTAATACCTAGCCTTGGATCCAGGTTAAGGGCTGACTGTAATCTACATACTTCTTCAATTCTTCAATGAGTAATTCCATTGCGGCTTTACCCTCTGCTTTCATAGCAGTACCATTCAATGTTGTACCGCCACCTGGACCAGCAATAGTTCCGAATTTCTCTCGGGCTTCACCAATCATAAGTTTAAGGTTAGCCAGTATAAAGTCACCAATCCATACTCCAGCACCTGGATCTTGTAATAGTATTTCTTCGGTCTTCTGTACATCCGCCCATATCAATACACGTTCACCTGATCCTTTTGGATCCCGTACAATACGCAATACTTTGGACACTGGGTTAAATGTATATGTTACATAACCACCGAACATCCTTGCTGCTAACTCAACATAACCTGCATAAAAATCATATGTTGCCATACCACCTGCATAGTTATAGTTAAGCAAATAGGTATTCAAAATAGCACTACTGAACGGATCAAAACTACTACTAGATGGACCAGTTTCTAAACCAATTGTTCTACGAAAAATACTTCTGACGTTGATAAACTCAGCAGGTAAAGTGTAAGTATCAACATTCTTTTCAACAGTCATTAGAATATAAGATTCTTCAGTGGCAGCTTGTGCCCGTTGACGATAAACTTTGATAGCGTAATTGTATGCTGCGTTGTAATGTTGAGGATCCAATTCAATATCAATCATCCCGTCACCAAGACGATATCTAAGATTAGTAAAGAGACCCTCCTTTAATTCATCTAATGTTAACCCTGAAGGTGTAGAAAGAGGACTAGCAGTTGGATATGTTGACATAAGTGTTACCTAATAATACTATTTATCAGGTAACTTATGGATTAGGAGATTTGCCCTTCATAAATCTCAAAAAGGGCACTTCATCATACTCATATACTTTTGATGCATTGGTCTGCAAGTGAGTATACCCATCGGGTGAATCTTTCTCACATACGGGGCACCGCCATGATTGTTCTTTGACAAAGGGAGGATGTAGCGTTAGCCACACCCCGCATGTATCACAACTAGGCGGACCCAGACCCATTACAAGTCGCCGTCTTTACGATTTTCAGAATAGTGTGCGTCAAACTTGCCACCTGGATAGCGTGACTCTAGTTTGCGTACATTCTCTGCAATTACTTCATTAGGATCAAGATTCAATGCACGACATGCATTTACCCAGTACCACATAATGTCACCGAGTTCACGTTTCATATGGTAGACATTCTCATCAGACAATGCTTTACCCTGAAAAATGATCTTTTTGGGCACTTCAATAAACTCACCGCTTTCTGCTGCTAAACCAAAACATGCTGTGATTAGTAATGGGATGTTAACATCAGGACCATGTTTCATTTGATTGTCTGCTAAGTCTATTTCGTAGTTAGCATCTAATCTATCACATGTATCCATAAATGTAGTCAAGTCATTACTTGCTTTGCTGGTTACAGCTTCTACGAAATCTTTGTATTTGTTTAAATCTATGTTCATTACCATGCTTTCAAAATTAGCATTGACTCATTAAACCGACCATTCGGTGTAGTGGACACTGCTTTAATATCTGTAAAATACTTACGTGCTGCGGGCTTACTACCCATAACTTCTTTGATTTGCTCACCCGGCTTACGTAATGTTTTTACTTCGCTCTTTGCCGAATCAAATCCTAGCAGTGTGCTGCCTTTAACTGTAAAGGTCTTGCTATAATCATCTGCAATGTAGTGATGCAGTTTACGCTTTGCCGTGTCATAGACCCAGGCTTCGCTTGCACCATGCAGTTTTGTAGGGTGAATGCTAATCAAGTCTAGCTTTGCAGCCACATCCTTGAACAACTTCAAGTATTTCAATTTAGAAACAATCTTCTCTACCGGTACTGCTTTCTTCTTGCGCGGAGCCTTACTTGCTTTCTTGATACTGATATAGCTATTTAAGTCACTGAGAACACCGTCAATGAATTTGAGAATATTACGAATCTGAATCTTACCTAAGAAACTATAACCTTCTTTAAGATACTCGT